AGGGATAAACTCTGTGTCTGCGTTAAACTCATCATCTCTAACTGCCTGATTGATTACAATCGAACCTTCAGAACCAGAAATGCTACGATGATAAGTTCCAATGGGAACTACCAGAGCCCCACTCTTACGATTCATATGAACAATATGGTAAGGAAACTTCCAATCAAAGTTCACAAGTTCAAACGTTCTTTCACCTGAGAGGACACGATTATGGTCCACTTGATGATGGTGGATGTAGAACTGTTTTGCACCGATTGCATCGTCTGGTGGTGAAACTGCTGGTCCTTCGTGTACCACAAGATCAGATGCGTTTGAATCATCTACACTAATATCATAGAATACAACTGCTGGTGTCTCACGGAACACCCTATGCTTACGAAATTGAACACTCATTTGAAACCTTTACTTTGCTTCTTAGGTTTATCTAGCACTTCAATATGTGAGAGAAATGCTTTTCGATTCCACCAAATTTCTTGTACCGACATGTAATCTTCGACTACAACACTTTCACCATTCTTACCTACAACTTTGTAGTGGTGACGATCATAGTCTTCATACGATGATTGCTGAAAGTATTGAGGATCATCAGGACGGATCAGTTCCATTCTGGAGTGCTTCCATAGTGTATTGATGCCCAGATTCTAGCACATTATCGTGAAGGTTAGCAATGTCTTGAAGACCTTCTACTGAATACCACGGTGCTGTTTCCCAGTCAAATCCTTCTCCGAAGGTGTTGTCGGCATTAACAATATACCAGTGACAAGATGTATCAGGAACATCAACAGCACAATTACTCCAATCATCACTCCATTGTGGTACTTGAACCCAAAGAGTTGCGGCGAAAAGAAAACTTAAGAAAGCACTCATGAAAGAGATTCTGCTAACTTATTTACACGATTGTATTCTTCATACGCATCACTTGCCCTCGCATGAAGAATATCGTAAATATCTTCTCGGATGGTTTCAACATCCACATAATCATCAAAATACTTATCCAACGCCTCTTTTAGGTACCTCTTACGGTGCCACTCTGGCGAGTAGGGTTTGTAGTCCATGATGTGATTTTATTATGGTGCTATTATAGCACTATCTATTGCGTGGGTCAAGTCCCAAGCGAATGAGATACTCTGTCCACCAGTCTGGATTTCTTTTTTGTTTCCATTTTGGAACAGGTTTACCCTGTTCCATATAGTAATCATTGATTGCCTTATCTATAGTCTGTCCGATCTCCATACTCTTCTTCCTCCTCATCAACATCTGCATATGCGTTTGCCATATAAGGTCCGTGTGGTTTTTTGGATTCTGCTCGGACATACTTTCGCTCATCATTGACTGCGGAAAACCAAACTGCTACCTTCATTACAATCCAAATCGCCGCTAATGGTGAAAAACAAGCAATTAGGATAATAGGATTCATAATAGTTTATTCTGTTTGAAGTAGTTTAATGTATCCTTCAACCCACCAATATGTCTGAAACCAACATTAACTTGTGGGTATTCTGCTTCTTCACCAAACTCTTCAACAAAACCTCTTTCTGAAAAGTGTTGATTTAATTTATAAACGTGAATCTGGAAATTAAGTTTTTCTAAAAGAATTTTAGCGCGTTCACATTCCTGATTGCCGTTGGAATAGATTACTGCTTCCATTACTTTTTGTCCTCCTCGTATTCAATCACAATTTTGTACTTAACATTACCACGACTATCTTGTTCGACAAACTTTCTAAGTTCACCGCCCAATTCTTCTGCTATTTGATGCAGTTGCCACCAGGGAATTTCCCTTTCTGGTTTTCCTTCTACCATGGTTTTCTTCTGGTCGTCCCAGACATAATCGGTAACTTTTCCGTCTTTATCAGTAACAGTGCAATTAGTCAACATGTTTACTCCTCACAATCCAATCGTCAATTTGTTCTTGAGTGGGAACTATAATACTAAAAGCAAGTCCATCTTCGATGAACTCTTCGTTCATCTTTTCATAAGTTTCAGGAGTAATCTTTTCAGTCACGTTGTCGCCAATCATCAGGTTTGTCTTGTTTGAACCAATCTACGATTTCATCCGCAGAATCAAACCCCGTTTTGTAATTAGATGGGTCGGGGTCTCCTAATCCCATCTTATTCATAAAATCGTCCATACTACCTTCTTCAATATCTTGCGATGCCTGGCGACGTGCTTTACGCAACCATTCTCTAGCGGTAGTATGTGCCTTCGCTAATTTCTCTGCCCAGATCATATCTTCCAGAGGAACTTCTTCCTTATTGGCGATACAAGTGCAGATAGATTCAAGTCGAAGACGATATGCAGTAGATAACATAGAAATTATGTTTCTTTCTCTTTATTTATTTCTGCCATCAGTTCCTTAGCAAGACGAAGAGAACGACGGTAGATAAGATATTTTACCACAGGATTGCGTGGATTGTTAGTCAACCACCACCAGTGGCGTTTTATTTCAGTATTTGCTAACTTAATTGCATACAAAAAAGCGGCAGCAGCACGCTCATCAGTTACGATGATATATGCTACTACCGCAAACATCCCCAAAAGGATTGTGTTGGAGTTCATTAGTGAAACTCCTGATTCCTGCGCTCATCAAGATAATGAATAATTTCGTCTCGCCACTCCATCAATTCGTTAAAACATTTTTGATTGTGAGCACATTTACGGAGCTCATGATCTGGTTTCAATACACTTTCATAAAAAAGTCCCAGAGCATCGCGTCTCTTTTCGTGTTTATCGGTCATTTGCGTGACTTCTTTTTAATGGTTTTCTTTTGATTGTTGATAAAATCAACAGATTGTTTGTAGGTGTTAAGAATTGCTACTTGCTTCCCATTATGTATGATAGCGAACTGTTTTCCGCAAGGAATTGCTGCCCACATGCCATCATTCGTTACATAACCTAATGGATTTTTAGGTTTTGCATCCAATAAAGTAGGAAAAGGAACAAACGGTTTTAAGAATCCCATTAAAAAACAGCAGTAACACTTACGATTGTAGCACCAGGATTACGAGCAAGTGCAACTTGTCGTGCGTCTTGGTAATCAACCGCAACAACTGTTTCGCAAAAAGTTGTGCCTGCTTTGAAAAGAGTGACTTTGACTTTCATGATTCAGCGACGGACGATAGAAACTGCGGGTTCACCTTTTTGGAAGACGGTATCAACAACCGCCTGTACGCTCCTAGCGGTGCTGATACCCACTTTATCAGCAACAGGTACACAAACCAGTCCAAAGGTCTTCTCAGCGCCACCCAGACGGATTACACGCCCGATTGACTGAGAGATACCGATATAGTCCATGTTACGCATGAACATCACAGCATCAAGTCCTTTGACGTTGATACCTTCAGACAGAATAGAGTGGTGCATGATAACAAACTTCTTGTCATCACGACCCCAAGCGTTCAACGTATTGAAGAATTGCTCACGGGTAACTTTCTGTCCGTTGATGATTGCACCAGTCTTGGATGTGATATACATCCAGTTGTAACCACGCTGTTCCAGTTGAGAAGTGAAGTCAGACTGAGTAACAAGACGGACAATCTGCTTCGTAGAACGAGCAGCAACCAGAATCTTGTCTGCGGTGTTATCATCAATGGTATCAAGCAGATTCTGAGAATCAGATTGCTTGAAGTCACCCTGAGGCAACTGAGTCAAACGAACAACGGGAGGGAGAATGTAACCTTCCTCCACAAGTTTAGGAGCAGGAACACTACAAATCACCTGACCATAAACACGAGAATCATTCATCCCAGGTTTCCGAGGAGTGACTGAATGTTTAGGAGTTGCAGTAAAAAAATAACAACGACGAGCGTGCCGACTGTAAAATTCAGTAGGCACAAAGAA